ACCACAGAAACCGCATTCAACGGCCGCGGTACAGAGAACTTGCTCATTCTAAAATCTTGGTAAATAATGGGGATGGAGTCCCCCAATGGCAGAACAGCAACAAAACTCACTTGATATACTCAAGCAAAATCTAATAGAATATGTAAAACTCCAACTTGGCGGTCAGATCATTGACATTGAGTTGGACCCTGCCCACTACGAGGCAGCATATCAAAAAACAGTTGGCACATACCGCCAACGTGCCAGCAATGCCTATGAAGAAAGCTATAGTTTTTTAGAGTTGGTCAAGGATGTGAATATCTATAGTTTGCCGCAAGAAATTGTAAGTGTGCGGCAGATTTTTCGTAGAACATTCGGCGATGCCACTGGCCCGTATGCGTCAAACTTTGACCCATTCGCACAAGCCAGCTTGAACGTTTATTTGATGAACTTCAATGTGGCAGGCGGTCTTGCTACCTATGACTTCTACAGCCAATATGTTGAATTGGCTGCACGTATGTTCGGCGGCTACATGAACTATACGTTTAATCCTGTTACCAAAAAACTACAGCTGATCAGAGACCCAAAAGGCACTGGCGAAAATGTGTTGTTGTGGAGTTACAATCTCAAACCCGAAATCAATCTGTTGGGTGATTTCCAAATTCAGCAATGGATCAAAGATTACATGGTTGCAAACTGCAAGATGATTGTGGGTGAAGCACGTGAGAAATTTGGCAGCATTGCTGGTCCACAGGGCGGCGGCACACTAAACGGCGCAGCCATGAAAAGCGAAGCCAAAGTTGAAATGGATGCCTTGCTAATACAACTTACCATGTATGTTGATGCCTCGCAGCCCTTGACCTGGGTAATTGGTTAACACCCAGTAGACACGTTATTGATATTCTGTTATACTTGCAGTATGGCAGATTTAATGATTGACATCGAAACCATTGGAGTAGCACCGGCGGCTACTATCTTAACTATTGCAGCCCAAACATTTGATCCTTTTGGAACCGGATACTATCCCAAACACTACTATGCTAGAGTTTCTCTAGAAAGCCAGGAAACTAGAACCATTGATGATAGCACAATGGATTGGTGGGCAACTCAATCAGTACAAGTCAGAGAAGAAGCCTTTAACGAAAAAGATCGTGTGCCGTTAGATCAGGCCCTTGACGAACTAGGTAAGTTAATTTGGACCAGTAAATTTTTATGGTGTCAAGGACCAACTTTTGATTGTACTATACTTGAGCATGCCTACAAGAGTTATCACAAACCCTTGCCCTGGAAATACTACATGGTGCGTGATAGTCGCACTGTGTTTAGCTTATGGCCTGATCAACCTATTCCACCCACCAGCCACCATGCGTTGGAAGATTGCCGCAGACAAATTGGCATGCTACAACGCACACTAGATCATCTTAAGGTAACCTCACTCAAATGACACTGCCTAAACTGCTAATCATTGGCAATGCTCGTCATGGTAAAGACACAGTATGTGACATTTTGCGTGAAGAATTTGGTTACAGTTTTCGTTCAAGTTCGGACTTTTGTGCTGAGCGATTTATATATAACGAACTCAAACTCAAATATGGATACAGCACATACGAGGAATGTTTTATAGATCGTCACAATCACCGAGCAGAATGGTATGATATGATCCATGATTATTGTAAAGATGATTATGCAAGATTGGGCCGTGAAATCTTTGCCGAGAATAGCATATATTGTGGTCTGCGTAACAAATCAGAATTTCATGCCATGCGAAACACCTGTGTGTTTGATCATGCCATCTGGGTTGATCGCAGCGATCATTTGCCTGTAGAAGATAAATCCAGCATGACGTTAGAAATCTGGATGGCCGATTATGTGGTTGACAACAACGGTACTGTGGCGGATCTCCGGCGCAATACCATTGAATTGATGAACATGTTGCTATCCGTCAACTTGTAGATCACCGGGCAGCCAGGGCAACAGCCCTTTGTGTATTTCTTCAACACAATTTCGACAAACACACTTTAGATTTTTTACTCCAGTATTGTTCAAGTCACCATCCACGTGGTATACTAAAATTTGGCTGGAGTAACGTGCTTTGAACTGGCACTTGTCACAGGTCATTTTCTTTTTAAATCCTGCTCGGGCCCATCTTGGTTTTCTCGATGGTATTCCGCGTTTTTTTCTAACACATGTTTCGCAGCGACTGCGATAGTGTGTGACAGTGTCTTTCATGTAGTTTATTGCACATGGGCGTTGATTGCAAGATTGGCAAATGGGTCTCATACGTTATTTAGCCACTGGACCTTTGCAAAGGGCACCGTAACATCACCTTTTTACTCAATATACATAAATATTGTAACTTGAAAAGGAATTGATCATGGCTCTAGTATCACCAGGCGTAGAAGTAACAGTTATTGACGAAAGTCAATATATCCCTTCTGCTGTAAACACAGTACCGTATTTTTTAATTGCCACTGCACAAAATAAAGTAAGCACCGATGGGCTGACCATTGCTGCTGGAACATTGGTGGCCAATGCCAATAAAACTTATTTAATCACCAGTCAACGAGACTTGGCTGCCACATATGGAGTACCTTTCTTCTATCAAACAACCACCGGTACACCAATCAATGGTTATGAACTCAACGAATACGGATTGCTTGCAGCTTATTCATCATTGGGCATCAGCAATCGTTGTTATGTACAACGTGTGGATATTGATCTAACAGAGTTGACTGCAACCCTGGTTAGACCAACTGGGGCTCCTAGTAACGGTGACTATTGGTTGGATACCAGCACCAGTGTGTGGGGCATTCAAGAATTCAATCAAGAAACAAACACATTCACTGTAAAAACTCCAATTCAAATCACTGATCCCGACGATGTGGTTGACGCTGACGCTGGAAATTACACACCGCTGCAAACAATTGGCAGTATTGGTGATTACGCAGTGAGCACTATTGCCTACTGGAATCCAGGTTATTATAAAAATACAAACAATACCTGGGTAAGAATTGGCCTAGACGCCTGGAAAACATCCTGGGCCACTCTTACTGGCACAGCAACACCCAGCAGTTTGACTGCTGGAGCCAGTATCAATATCAACGATACCGAAGTGTATGTGCCAGCATCTGCATCAAACACTGTGACCGGACTGGCAGGGGCCATTCTTGGCGCTGGCATCCCTGGTGTCACAGCATACAATGTGTCGGGAAAGTTAGCACTGTATGCCGACTCAACGGCCAGCAATGACGGCAGCACGGAAGACAATGGCATAATCAGTATTGAAGCAGGACTTTCCAGCGGCGCTGCATTGTTAACTGCATTGGGAATCACTGCAGGCATATATCGTGCACCTGAATATTTGGCTGCTTACAGTTACCAAGCACCACGTTGGGCGGCAGGACAAACAGCACCTGCTCCAACTGGATCAATTTGGCAAAATCTAAGTCCAGCCAACAATGGGATGAGTCTCAGCATTAAAAAATACAGTTCAGCCCTGGCATCGTTTGTGTCTCAAGCCTGCCCGGCATATGTGTCTGGCGCTGCTGCAACCTATGCATTGGATCCCATAAATGGCGGCAGTGCAATTCCAGTAGGCACAACTTTTGTGCAATACTATGCCGGAACTCCGGCTGCCGTACCTGAGAGATTTTCGTTGGATATTCTAGAAAGAGTTGCTCTTGGTGCCACGGTGATCACTGGCAGTGATACCACACCTGGACCGTTTATTTCGGCAAATAGTTTTACAATATCTGCTACCGAAGCCGGTCAATCTACTTTGAATACTGGCACAGCCACTTTGGCCAGCACAACAGTTGCTGCGTTTATCACAGCAGTGAGTGCAGCAAATGTTCCGTATGTGAGCGCCAGTGTTAATTCTGCCGGAGCCATAGTGTTTACTCACAGCCAAGGCGGCGATATCACGCTGTTGAATGTGACTGGAACTCCAGTGACCACTGCTGGGTTCACCACTTCGACCACCGGAGTTCGTGCATCCAGCATTACCACTAATGCGCTGGTATTGAGCAACTGGGTTGGCGATCCAACATTTGAATACACACCTAGCAGTGTGGCTCCAGATCAAGATCCAGCAGATGGTCGTCTGTGGTATTACAGCAGCGTGAGTGACGCTGACATCATGATACAAAACAACGGCGACTGGGTGGGCTATCAGAATTGTACCAACGATGTGCGAGGATTCGACCTTAGTGACACCAACGCCGACGGTCCAATTGTTGCTGCCACCGCACCTACCACACAAACTGATGCAGCATTGTCAGCATTGGTATATGGTGATCTGTGGATTGATACCAGTGATTTAGATAACTATCCCAAACTCTATCGTTGGGATGTGGTGTCGGGTGTGGATCAGTGGGTGGAAATTGATACTTCTGACCAGGCCACGCAAAACGGTATTTTATTTGCCGATGCAAGATGGGCGCCAAATGGAACTACAGATCCAATAACTGGTGCATTTCCTACCATTGTCAGCTTGTTGACCAGTGATTATCTTGATTTAGATGCACCAGATCCTGCCCTGTATCCCCAAGGCATGCTGTTGTTCAACACACGTCGATCAGGTTATAATGTCAAGAGTTATCAAAGTGATTACTTTAATTCCGCTGACTATCCTGATGATACATTGCCATCTGTAACCAGCACTTGGTTAACTGCATCTGGCAACAGAGACAATGGAGCCATGTGGAGCGGACATTGGGCACAGCGTCAGCTGATTGTGCAAGCAATGAAATCTGGTATTGACACCAGTCTTGCTGCAAGAGAAGAACAAGCACAGTTTTCGTTGATTGCTGCCACTGCCTATCCTGAGTTGATGCCCAACATGGTTGCTCTAAGCAACGAACGTAACAACACATTGTTTGTGGTCGGCGACACTCCTCTGAGACTGCCTAACAATGGTACTGCACTCACTGCCTGGGCTACCAACAATGGAGGATTGGGTTTTGACAACGAAGACGGATTGGTCAATGCCAGCCAGTATATGGCCACATTCTATCCCAGTTGCCAGACCACAGACCTAAGTGGCAATCCTGTGGTAACTGCACCAAGTCACATGATGATGCGTACCATTATTCGCAGCGATGCGGTGAGCTATCCATGGTTTGCACCAGCTGGCACACGTCGAGGTGTGGTTGACAATGCCATTGCCATTGGCTATATTGATTCACAGTCGGGCGAATTCCAACAAATCAATGTGGGTCAAGGTGTGCGTGATGTGTTGTATGAAAATGATATCAATCCAATCACATTCATTCCAGGTGTGGGTATAACCAACTTTGGTAACAAAACTACCACTAGTATTACCAGTGCATTGGATCGTATCAACGTGGCAAGACTGGTTGCATTCTTGCGTGGTAGACTTGAAGAAATTGGCAAGTTATTTTTGTTTGAACCTAATGATAATATCACTCGAGCAGAAATGACCAACGCAGTCAACAGCTTGATGATTGATTTACAGGCCAAACGTGCTATCTATGATTATTTGGTAGTATGCGACTTGAGCAACAACACCCCTGCACGTATTGATCGTAACGAAATGTGGGTGGACATTGCAATTGAACCAGTAAAAGCCGTGGAATTTATCTATATTCCGTTGCGTATTAAAAATACCGGTGAAATAGCAGGGCAGGCCGCTTAATAAAATTGGTGGGTGATTTTGCACCCATCAATTTAGATAAATAAATGTAACAGGAGATAATATATGCCAAGCGCATCACTAAACAATATGGCAGTAGCAACCGAGGGCATGGGTGCTTTGCTCATGCCCAAACTTAAATACAGATTTCGTGTGTTTTTTGAAAACTTTGGACAAGGCGATGTAGTAGAACTCACCAAACAGGTGATGACTGTAAATCGTCCTAATCTGAGTTTTGAAGATATAACCATACCAATCTACAATACCACTCTCAAATTGGCCGGCAAACCAACCTGGGCCGATGTCGCATGCGAAATCCGCGACGATGCCTCAGGCGCTGTGTCCAAACTGGTTGGAGCACAGTTGCAGAAACAAATGGACTTTATGGAAATGGCCAGTGCCAGTTCAGGTATAGACTATAAATTTACAACAAAAATAGAAGTACTTGATGGTGGTAACGGTTCTGGTGCACCAGAGATCTTAGAAAGTTGGGAACTGTACGGTTGTTATCTAAAGTCAGCAGATTATGGACAGATGAGTTATGCTGAAAGTGCAGTGGTAACAATTGCACTGACTATTGCCTACGACAATGCCAATCAGGCCAGCGGAGTTGGTGAAAAAATTGGTACCGTTCGTTCACCAAAAGGAATTGTAACCAGTCCCGGTGCCGCGGGCGGCTTCGAGTAATGTTGTACTCGGACCGGCAAACGCTGGGGTACAAAGCACTTACTATATTCGCTAATGCCATCTAGTTCAATATATGGTCAAAACATTATCAAAGATTTTGATCAGAGTAAAGGGTTACATATATATGATCATGCCAGCCGAACATTTAAATCGGCTGGCTATGCTCTCAAACCACGCTTAAAATTCTTGTTCCATGTGGTGTTCAGTTTGAATACCGCACAAATTCCACAACTGCGCGGAGCAATGGGACTATCTGATCAAAACAATATCAGTTTACTGGTCAAGACTATTGATTTGCCCAAATACACTGTTACTACAGAAACACTGAATCAATACAATCGCAAACGGGTTATTCAAACTAAAATTAACTACGACCCTGTTAACATAACTTTTCACGACGATGCGTCTGACGTGGTACGTAACATGTGGTACAATTATTACAGTTATTACTACAAGGATCCAACCTATAATTATGGAAACACCAATTCTACTAATGGCACAATTGGTCAGCAGGCCAATAGACAAAACGGATTTGGATACTCTGCAAGAGATATCTACGAACAAGATCGCATGGGCGGAGCAAACGATTGGGGTTATATTGGCGAAAGCATTTCGGATGGAGCCAATGGTAAACCGGCATTCTTCACGGACATACGCATTTTTGGGATGGAATATGGACGACCTTACGCAGAATACATACTGATCAACCCATTGATCACTGCATGTTCGCATGACACTTATGATTACAGTCAAGGCAACGGAACCATGCAACACAGCATGACAGTGGCATATGAAACAGTCAAATACATGGCAGGGGCTCCTAATTCTGATATACCAGGATTTGCCGACCCAGCTCATTATGACAACACACTCAGTCCATTGGCAAGAAATCGAGCATCAACTGATAACATAACCAGTCAAGGCAGTCAACTATATACTGGTCCCGTCCCATGAGATCAGATTTACAAGCAGGATCAGTATTGGGGTTGATTGGGGCCACTCAACAAGGCACCACTGCTTACAACACTTACAAAAATAAATCATTGGCCAGCACTGCTGTTAACAGTGGTCTTGCCCTGGGAATACCAACCATTGTGGGTGGCACAGTGCCTGGCGCTGTGAGAGCCGTGGCTGGAAAATCATCAGGATTCTTTTTTCCTACTCCTCCTATTGTGCAGACAGAATATAGCATCAGTAGAGGTAATGTATCATGAGCACAGTGAACTACGCCAATCCGAACAAAGACCTAACAGTTAGAGTGTTTGACAATTTTTACAATTATGATGTCAACGTGCCAGCAGACGAATACGACATTGTATACTCATACTTTCGCAGTGTGATGTCCACAACTCGGGCTGCTGGTAATTTTACTGTGAGTTTATTTAGAGTGGCACAAGACACCAACGTTCCAGCATTGACATTGTTAGATGCAATGAAAGGCCAAACAGGAATAACACTCACCGCAAGTCTTGCATACTACCTTAACTCCATACGCAGCCGAGCCACATTGTTGGGAGTCAATGCCAGTTCAACTCCCAACCAATACGCTGCTCGGTTGATATTGCAATGAGTCGCTGGGCCCAAGGGCCGTACACAGTGATCAATCCTTCTAAATATGTGGGTCGTGGTTCTCCACGCTATAGATCCGGGTGGGAACATTCGTTCATGCGATTTTGTGATACCAATGACAATGTGCTACAATGGGCCAGTGAGAGTATTGCTATTCCTTATATGAATCCCATAACCGGCAAAAAAAGCAACTATGTGCCAGACTTTCTGATCACTTACCGCAGTAAAAACAATACTGTGCATGCAGAGTTGATTGAGATAAAACCCAAGAAGCAAAGTATAATTGAATCAAAGATGAGCTCAAGAGACCGTGCTGTGGTGGCAATTAATTATGCCAAATGGAGTTCGGCGCAGAAGTGGTGTGCCCGTCAAGGGCTTGCATTTAGAGTGATCACCGAAAACGATATGTTTGCCAACGGTCGCGGCTGAACCATAAATATCCGTATGACACGGACCATTTATCTTTATAAAAAAACGCACAAAGATACAGGATTAAAATATCTTGGCAAAACCATGGCTAAAGATCCGTATATATATCCAGGCTCGGGGATATACTGGACTAGACATCTAAAAACACACGGTAATAATGTAGAAACAGAAATTCTATGTGAGTGTGCAACCGAAGAAGACTTAAAATTCTGGGGGCAACATTACAGTAAGTTATGGAATGTTGTTGAGAGCAAAGAGTGGGCTAATTTAATAGAAGAAGCAGGCCCAGGCGGGTTTTGGTCTAAAGAGTCAAAAGAAAAATTAAGTCGAACAAACAAAGAAGCTCTAGCAAAACTTACCCCAGAACAAAAATTTCAACGCATGAAAAATTCGTGTTGCGCCACCAAAAGTTATACTCCGCAACGTATTGAAAACATGCGTAACGGAATGACTGGAAAAAAGAAAACTAAAACACCTAAGTTATTGGCTGCAATAGAAGCTAAGAGAGAAAGAAGCATACAAAATATGTTAAGAGCTGCTAATAATCACTGTGGGAAAACTTGGAAACTAATAGATGGTAAACGAGTATGGTTACCTAAAGAAAATATAGTATGACCCGCCGTTTAGAAGAATTGTTTGACCTACCAACCTCGCTTGAAATTGAAACCCAAGTAGAAAAACCTACCATTGAGGAAGCACGCATCCATCTAGCAACGCTGGATGATGCCATTGACAAGATTGACATAGCATTGCCAACTGTTCGTGATTTGTCGGCATCTGACACTGAAATGGACTCTCTAGCACAATTGGCTCAAGATAGCTACAAAGATCTAATGGACCTTGGCATGCAAGTGGATAGTCGATTTGCCAGTGAAATTTTCAATGTAGCAGGCACAATGTTAGGGCATGCTATCACTGCTAAAACTGCCAAGATGAATAAAAAACTCAAGGTAATTGATTTACAATTGAAGAAAATGCGTATAGATCAGCAACAGCCCGAAGACCTACAATTGCCCACAGCACACGGGCAAGTGTTGAATCGCAACGATTTATTGGAACGGTTGCTTAAAGATAAAAAAGTATAAATATAAAATAGGACACTGACATGAAACCATTTGCAAAATATCTAGCAGAAAGTGAACGCACATATGCGTACCGCATCAAAGTAGTAGGTGATGTGCCGGCCAACTTCTTCAAAGACTTTAAAGAAAAGATGGATCAGTTTGACGTGGTTAAAATGTCAAGCCCCAAGAGCACCCCAGTCCGTGCAGTAATTGCAGACTTTCCAGCTTTCCCCAATCAGTCTGTAACAAGAATAGATGTGGAATTCAAATATCCAGCCATTGAGCCACAGATCAAACAAATTGCTAGACTGTTGGGACTGGATGAAAACCGTATTGTAATGGCAACCACTGCTTACGAAGAAAGTATTGACACCGAGGCTGTTAAGATTGCCGATCAAAACAAAGACTTGCTAAGTGATACTGATTATCCAGCAGATGATAAATTACAAAAGAACCTCAAGAAAGATTATTCAGCAGAGCCACAAGATCATGTGGTGCTGAAAAATGCCTATCGTTCAAACTTCACAGTGGCAGGTGGCAAAACACCCCCAGCTAAAACTACGAATGAGTTGCCAATGGGAAACAAGAGCCCCATGACATCAATCAAACGTCCATCAAAGCCTGCCACAGGCGCACACCCAAAAGGATAATAAAATGACTTTTTTCTATGATTTAAACAAACGCCTGGCCGCAGTTAATGACAAGCCAGAAACTCAACAATTAAACGAGCGTGACATGGGCAAGCATAACAATGCCACCACTGGTTTTGCAGCGTTGGCCAAAAAAACCGGCGGCGGCGAAAAGGGTGAAAAGATTGCCGGCGCACAATTTCAGAAGATGAAAAAAGCTGGACAGTTGGAAGAAGAAGGCATTGGTAATATGGTCAAGAAAGTTGGCGGTATGGCCAAGAAAGTTGGCGGCGCTGTGCTAAACCGAGTGGGTCACGGTGACGACGCTGACATGATCCGTGACTTGCAAAAGAGAATGGGTCTGCCACCGACAGGCAAAAAGCCAGAGCCAGAACAAAAAACAACCGAAGCTGCCAAGTACCGCGATCCCAAGTACAAAGACAAATTGTACACACAAGAACCACCAGACTACACGTACGGCCCTGATTATGATGATGCCTACGATAATCCAAAACCCGATGACTATGAGGGTAGAAAACGCAAAATAGGCAGCGGCAGCGGTGATCCATTGACCCGAGGACATAGAATGTCAGCCGACAACAGCATCAACACACACGGCAAACGAAAAGGCCTGCCATCAAGAGACCAAATCACCAGTCTCAAAGGCAGCATCAAAGACGCACACGGAACACATGCACAACCTAACCTACCAGAAGCCGGCGCTCCAATGAGTACCAAGCAAAAATCATTTGCCGCACTGGCACCTCCTGCAAACAAAATCACTTTTGCCGACAAAATTGCTGGCGCCAAAAAAGAAGTTGACGAAATGCTAGGAGATGTGGCTGCCGAGGCCATGAAGTCAGCACTCAGCGGCGGACAAAAGAAACTGGACAAGAATCACAATGGTCGACTGGATGCCAATGACTTTGCCATGTTACGTAAAGGCGGCAAGAAAGAAACTGATGAAGCCAGTCAAGACAATGCATTTACTGCACACAAGCGTCCCAAGGAAGAACCAGCCATGCGTCCTGGCGAACGTCGCAAGACTCACACCGGCGGCGAAGTTGAAAAGACTTCAGACACCAGTATACGGCATCACGCCGGCCGCAATTACAGCGGTGAAGAAGACGATGAAGATACAAAAAAAGCAGACAAAGATGATGCAATGGCTCGTCGTGCATCGGGAGAAAAAGCCAAACTGGGCCGAAAAGAAGGTTCAAAGAAACGCATTGGTGCCAAAATTAACACTGGTACCAGCAAGTTAATGACCAAAGAAGGTGACAACGAAGGCAGCGGTGATCTCAAAGCCGCAATGGCATTGCTAAAGAAAGCTGGCTATAAAGTCAGCAAGGCAAAAGATGAAAGTGAAGATAATACACCATTTGATGCCGACACGCCAAAGAAGAATCCGGCCAGCAAGCAAGGTATGAAAAATACTTCTAAAGATAAAAATAAAGATAAAGAAGAAGTTGAAGAAACCTCTCACAATGCACCAGCCAAGAGTTCAAGTGGAGTCAGCTACGGCAAAGGCATTTACGATAGCCTGAATCGTGATGTTGAAAACGCTATTACTGAATCAATGGCGCAGTTGAACGAGTCACTAAGCATTAACATGAGCAGCTCAACCGAAGGCGGCAAGAGCTTGACTGTCACTGCCACTGAAGAAGATGCAATGAAATTGGCTGTGCTATTAAAAATGTCTGGACTAGGTAGTGGCCAGGGCATGGGGCAAAGTAACCAAGCCTGCCCAAGTTGTGGCAGTTCCAGTTGCAATTGCGACCAAATGGACGAAGCATATGGCAACACT